ATTTAAATGGTGTACCTAGTTCTAAATTATTAGAAAGCATTAACCAAGATTGTAGTACAACAGGAGTTAGAACATATAATGAAGTTTTTACATTTAATGCAGGTACTACTTATTGGCTAGGTCTTTATAGTAGTGCAGCTGTTCAATTTTCTGTAGTGAATAATATAGGATTAATACCAATATCTAGTAGTAATTTTAATGCTTCTATGTCTGTAATAACTGTAGCTGCAGCTTTTGGTTCTGCACCCGTTACACTTGGACCCCCTACACTTAACGCAGGCTTTTCTATGTATTTAATAAATTTAACAGCACAATAATTATGGCACTAATAAGATATGAAATTTCAGATAAAACTGGACTTTTAAGAGTTGAGTACATTGAAGTAGAAGGTCCTACTCAAGAGGAACTAATTGCTCAAAAAGAGGAACAGCTCCTAGCTATGTATGAAGAGTTAAAGGCTCTTAGAGGAGAATAAATGAAATACTTAATTATATTACTTTTATTATTATCATCTTGCTCTCTTGAAAAGAGACTAGCAAAGTATTGTCCACTATGTGTACAAAAAGATAGTACTGTAACAGTAATACAAATCAAAGATACTACAATTGTAATCCCAGGTGAAACAGTAACTCTATTAGACACACTTTATTGTGACTCATTAGGTAATGTTATATCTAAACTAAATGGAGACCTTAGAGACAAGGACGGCAAACTAATTAGCCTACAAACAAAACTACAAAACAACATATATACATCCAAGGCTAAAGTCCAAACAATATATAGAACTATTAAAGGCAATGATGTGTACCACACTAAGGTAGTAACTAAAACATTAAAACCAGAAAAGATAAAGTATATCCCATGGTGGGTGAATTTCTTTGCTGTACTAGGAGTAATATTATTTCTTATACTACTTGTATACTTTGGTTACAAGCTGATTAAACTTTATTTATTATGAAAACACAATTATCATTATTACTAATATCAATACAACAAGAACTTTTGACTTTAATATCTATTTGCTTTGCATTCTTTTTACCAATATCAGGAATACTTTTGATGATAGGTGTATTAATAGCTATTGATACTTTTACAGGTATATGGAAAGCTAATAAGTTAAAAGAAAAAATAAGTAGTAGAAAGCTCTCATCTATTATAAGTAAACTAGCACTCTATGAAGTAACTGTGATTATGTTTTTTCTTATAGATAAATTTGTACTTAATGATATTATTCTTACATTCTTTAGTGTACCATTTATGCTCACAAAGATAGTAGCATTGATTCTAGCTAGTATAGAGGTGATGTCTATCAATGAGAATTATAAGATAGTCAAAGGTATAGACTTATGGCAGTCAATGAAGTTATTATTTGCTAGAGCTAAGGATATTAATGATGACATTAAAAAGATAAAGAAATGATTTATACTAGAGAACAAATAGAAAAAGCAGTAAAAGAAAAAGGATACTTTTATTTTACAGGTCCTGGAAACTATGATGTTAATATAGTAGGAATAAGAAACTCTGATACCGGTCAAACAGTAACTAATTTATTTGATGACAAGATGACTTTATCTTATAAGTTAGATGGAGTATGGAAATTTCATGAATGGGATAATACAACTGAACCAGGTAAAAAAGGAGTTACACAATATCACAATGCTAATGGAGTAGCTAGATTAGTTCCAGGACAGTATAGAGGAGTATATGCTATATCTAAACACCAAGGAAAGTATGATGCTCTATGCCAAAGACTAGGCAATGTAACTGTATGGAGAGATAAAAATAAAAATATGACCTTTGATGAGGTTGAAACTGATACTGGAATGTTTGGTATAAATATACATAAAGCAGGTACAGTATCAAACTTTGTAGAGAATTGGTCAGAAGGATGTCAGGTATTTAAAAGATCAAAAGATTTTGATGAGTTTATGAAAATAATAAATAAAGCTAAAAATTTTTATGGCAATCATTTTACATATACTTTACTAGAGAGTAAAGATATTAATTAATTAAATAAACAATTATGAAATTTAGAAACAGCTGGAAATCAACAACAAAACAATGGGATAAGTTATCTATAAGATTTAGATTATCTTCAGTAGATGTATTTACTTTAGAGATAGATATTTCTAGAGAATTTTACATGCTAACAATATTAAACTTAACAATTAAAAATAGATAAAGTGAAAGATAGTAAAAATCAAATCATTAGATCTATGAAAAGTTATGAAACAGGAGGATCATCAGATGATCCTTGTATAGAGACTGTTATGGTAGATGGTTGGCCAAAACGTAGAAGAAGACCTAAATGTGGAAAAACTAAAACATTTAGAGTTAGAAGTGCTGGTGAAAAATTAGGTCTTGGTGCTAAAATAGCAGCAGGAGCAGGTGCAGTAGGTTTAGGTATTGCAGAACTTACAAATAAAACTGTAAGTAACATGTTTAAGAAAAAACAAAAAAAAGGAGGGATTATTAAAACTAAAAAATAAAACTCTTATTTAAGCTATAATAATCCAGGTAATTTAATTTATCTGGATTTTTTTTGTTTAAATATTTTTTATTTAAACTTTTATAGTATATTTGTTTAAACTTTAAAAATATAAACAATGGAAAATGTAAATCAACAGGAAGAAATGGAAGCTTTATCTCCTGAACAATTAGTTGCTAGAAAAGAAGAAATGAAAGAATTTTTTGAAGAAGCTGTTCCTTTTTTAGAAGCACAACATAAGTATGAAAAATTATTAGCTGAAATATCAGAATTTAAATATAAAAGATTTCAATATGATACTCAGTATTCTATGCAAATGTATCAAATGCAACATCCTGAAGAATTTGAAACAGAAGAAAGATATACTAAAAAAGAAGGTGCTAATGAAAACCCAGTAAGAGAAAGAAAACTAAAAAGAGAATAATTATGGCTTTAGTAAACCAAGTACAAAAAAAAGTTATGATGCCTAAATGGAATGTAGTTAAGTTCCAAATACTTACTCATTGTTATATAAATGAGATTGAAATGAGTAACTCTGATTTAAATTGTCTAACACTCTTAAGTTTTAATCAACCAATAGAACTAACACATTTTTGTTATGATGCATCTTCAGATGAAGAAACAATTTTTAAGTCTCCACAAACAGTAAGAAACTGCATTAACAAAGCAGAAAAAAACAATCTTATTGTAAAAGATAAAGAAAATAAAAAAATAATATTTCTTAATCCAGATTTAAAAATTCAAACTGAAGGTACTATATTATTAGATTACAAATTTTTAGGAAATGATTCCAAAGAAATCCAATAAACTTTATAAGGATATATCTGAAGAATTAGATATATCAAATATTTTAGTAGAGGAATTGGTAGAGTTTTATTATAATGAGGTTAGACAGTTATTAAGTAATTTAGTTTTTCCAAGAATTAATGTAGAAGGCTTAGGACAATTTGTTGCAAGACCAAAACTTGTAAGAAATGCTATACCAAGATACACTAAGATTTTACAAAGCCATGATACTTCAACTTTTGCAGCATACTATAATAAAAAAAGTTTAGAAACTAAACTAAACCTTTTAATTTTATTAGAACAAAAAATTACAGAACAAGAACTTAAAAAAACAAATTTTAAAAAAACCAAATATGAAAACAGTACTGAAAACACTTTGGGAAAATAGAAAGGGAATATTTGAAGGAATTAAAAATTCTGTCATTAGAGATGAGTTTGTAGAAGAGGTAGCAAAAATGAGATATGAGGTCTGCAATAATTGTGAACTTAAAGGAAAAAAATGTGCAGTAAAAGGCACATCTCCTTGTTGCAATGAATGTGGATGTTCTTTAACATTTAAGACTAGATCTTTATCATCATCTTGTCCTCATCCAGAAGGTGCAAAGTGGGAAGCAATTATGAGTGAAGAAGAAGAAGATAAACTTGATGCATTATGAGTATTACATTCAATGCCATAGATCATAGTTATAATAGTATAAACACTGAAGGTATAGACTGGATTAGTGTAACAACTCTTGTTTCTCATTTTAAGAAACCCTTTGATGCTAAAAAAGTTGCAGAAAAAGTTTCTAAAAATAAAAAATCTAAATGGTATGGTATATCACCAGAGGATATCCAAAATATATGGAATGCTGAATCTACAAGAGCAACTACATTAGGAACATACTATCATAACCAAAGAGAGTCTGACTTATGTGCATTAGCATCTATAGAAAGAGAAGGTTTTACAATTCCAATATTTTCACCACTACCAGAAAAAGATGGTATAAAATATGCTTCTATACAAAAGTTAGAACCAGGAGTATATCCTGAACATATGATGTATCTTAAATCAGTTGGTATTTGTGGACAATCAGATTTAGTAGAAATAGTAAACGGTAAAGTAAATGTCATAGATTATAAAACTAATAAAGAAATAAAAACAGAATCATATACAGATTGGGAAGGTAAGTCAGATAAACTATTACCACCTCTAGATAATTTAGATGATTGTAATTTTAATCACTATGCATTACAATTAAGTATTTATATGTATATTATACTTAAGCATAATCCTAAATTAAAACC